ACCGCTGCCGGGATCGGTGATGATGACTGAAACAACAGCGCCGTTTGCGATAACGGCTTGTGCTGTCGCGCCCGAACCACCAGTGGCAACGGGAAGAGGTTGCATCGTGCCAGTGAGGATCGGGTTCTGGTTGGCTTGAATACCACCGTAAGTGGAGTTTGCCGCCGGGGTGATGACAACCGTGGGCGGGACGTAATAGCCCGAACCACCGTTGGTCACGTTGATGCCCGTAAGCTGCCCCGTGGTGTTGCTGTAATAGGCAGTCGCAGCGGCATTCGCGCCGCCAACGGTAAAGACTTGCTCCATCGTGTTGTTGGCAGCTACGTTGGAGATCGTGCCGAAATTCTGAGTGATGACGTTGAGTCCTCGTGCGACTGCAACCGTCATCTGAATTTCGTTTGCCGTGAGGTTGGCGTTTGCCGCAGTAGGATTCAGAAAGTTCAATGCCACCGTATTTGCGGCAGAGATTCGGATGCCTGCAAGACCGGCAGCGGGGGCGTTGGCCCGGCTGGCGCAGAGCAGGAAGTCCGTTGTCAGAAGACCCTCAAGGGTCAGGTTGGCCTGCTCGGCAGCCGTTGATGCTGCCACGTTTGCCAGCGGGCATTGGTTGGAACCCCAGATCATCAGCGCACCACCGTCACCACCTTGGATGATCTGCTGCATGGGGTTGCTTCTCTGGGCAGTCGGAACCGCTCCATAGAAACCGATTCGCTCTGCCGGGGTCTGCCCGATCAAAGCACCGTCAGGGTTGAGGTCAGTTAATATTTTGATAGGCATGGTTTCACCCCCTTATCCCGTGATCCTGCAAGCCATCTCAGGCCGCAGGCAAGCCCACCCGCCGAGAACATCGATACGGCAAGGGAACTGGTCATTGTTGATGTCGAAAGCGCGGACGATTCTCATCGAGATACCGTCATACACTTCACGGGCAGCGAAGTCCACACCCTGGGGCAACTCTAAATCCACGGTTGCCAGAGTGAAGGCATCTTGGTGATAGGCCAGACTCTGCGGGTAGGTCGCATTCGCAGTCCACGTTCCAGCGGCAGCACCACCGTAGGTGAGCGCAGCACCGTCTGCCGCGAGGTTTGCGACTGTCCCGTCAGGAATCGTCGCACCGATAAGTTTAATGTTGGGCGCGATGGAGAGTGCCATCCTGCCCGTGGAGTCGGCAGTCGCATTCGCGAGAACGACGAAGTTCTGCGAGCCGTTTGCCGCCGTGACAGCGGGGATGTTCCAGACTTGCTGGTTCTCGGGGTTGACACCCGTCACACCAACAACGGAGAAAACTTCCCCGGCGTTGATCGTGGTGTTCGCCGTCCAACCTCTAGTATTGAGAACTGCTCCCGTCTGGTTTGCACCGTCTACAACGGGCGTACCGGCGCGTGATCCGATAGTTTGCCCCTGCACGTTCTGGTCGAGTGCGAACTCAAACCCCAGAGCGACACCGAGGACACCCTTGCGGTACTGCTCGGCAACGAGGCCCGAGTCTTGGAACAGGCCGGTCAAAGCACCGGCAGTCGCTGCCATGCCCGAAGGATTCAGCACCACCCGGCGATTTTCATCGCGAGGCGTTGCGTTGACATCGAGCATCAGCCCGGCGTTGAGGTAGGGCTGGACTTGGAAAGCGGACTGCAAAGTCGTATTCGCAGCCGCGCCCGCGCCCGGAGAAGTACCGGCAGCACCGACGAGGTTCCAGACCTGATTGAACAGACCAAGTCCTTCGTAATCGATCTGCGAGGAAACTTTCGCCAGCGCGGGAGTAAGAATGTTCTTGGAGAAATCGTCCAGCGACAGGGTGAGTTCTGCGCTGGAGAAGTTCACATCAACGCCCCACTGACGATTCAAGGTGAGCGGGACAAAGGTTTCTGAGGTGTTTTGCGTCTGCATCGTGGGGCCGGTACGGACATAGTAACGGTTGGGTTTCCGCACGTTGACCGTCGAACCGATCTTGGCCCCGGATATAGCAAACTCGCTCGAGTACTGGCGATTAACGCCTTTGACAAAAACGAGGTTGTTATGCAGAACGCGCAATGCCTCTCTGGTGATCATGGTAGGTGTTAAGAGAGTATTGGGCATGATTCAAATCTCCTATTTTCGCTTGCCGAACTGCTCGGCATTTCTCCTCTTGACAAAATCCTCCATCGGGACTTTGGCGAGGTCTGCTGATTGTGAACCGGCAGGAGTGACCGGGTTGATCGGTGGAGGTGCGCCGCTCACTTTCACTCGCGGCGGGACGGGCGTAGACGCGATCTTCGACTCGATCCGCAGGAGTTCCCGTGCTGCGGCTATCGGGGTGAGTCTTGCGATCCTCGCGGACTCCTCCCGGTTGTTGCCGAGGTACTTGAGAATCTCCGGGCCTTTCTCCGACTCCATGATGACCGCTGCCATCGGTACGGAGACAGGCAGATTCCTGTCCTGATAGACATCGAGGACGGTGGGATCGTCTTCCGCTGCCTTCTTCAACCGCTCGGCAAACGCTTTCTGGGTTTCCGTTTGCGCCTGCCTGACGGTTGTCTGCTGCTGCTCGATCTTGATCTCGTGCTTTGCCCGTGCGACGAGGTAATCGTCGTAGTTTTCAAAATCGTCCACCTTGGGCGAGGCAAGATCCGCTGCCGATGCGGGCGCATCGACTGCCGGTGCGGGAGTGCCTGCTGCACCACCTCGCCCCTCTGCCACACCCTTCCAGTATGCTGCCTCTTGTTCCGCGTTTTTCTTCTCCGCGCTTAACCGTTGGATGCGCTTCTGCGCCCGTGTTAAAGGAGGTTCTTCTCCTTGCGCGGCAGGGGGAGTACCCTCGCCTGCGGGATCGGGCGCTGCACCACCGTCCGGGGTTGCGTCCCCGGCGGGCGGCGTTAACGGTTGAGGCGATCCATCCGCTGGAGGTGTCGATTCTCCGGGTGCGACAATCGTGTTTTCGTCCACGGCATTCTCCCTTACTGCATTATTTCGCCGCCGGGCGGCATCGCCTGCGGCGTTGTTTGTCCTCCCTGCCTGCCTTGCATCAGCATATCAGCCGGGTGCTTTGGCGCGGTCAGTTCCGCGAGAACCTGTAGAATCATTTTCCTGAGTTCTACCTCTGTCTCCTTGGTTTCCTTGTATAGCTTGATCATTTCGACTTGTGTCTTGATCTGTTCCTTCTGCTGCTTGATGTGTTCTGTCTTCGTCTTCTCGATCAGCATCTGAACTTGCGGCGAGGGCGGCAGCGGTTGGGGAGGTGGTTCTCCTTCCTTCTTCTCGCGCAGATGAATCGGCAACTGCTTTTCCAACCGGGCCGCGAGTTTGTCAGCATCCTTGAAATCCATGTTCCCGACAACGAGGTCACCCGCGATCCCCATGATCTGCGGGTACGCCTGCACGATGCGTTGCATCGCCTCGCTGGACTCCTGCCGCTGGGTTGCGGAACTGGGGCCGGTGGTGACGATGACATCGTACTTCCCGACACTCATGTCGTTGAACTTCGCTTTGCTGCCGTGATCCTTGAGTAGGTTGATGAGTCGTGAGGTGTCCTCGTCCCCGAATCGATCCGGGTTTGATTTGATCATTTTGAGTGCGTCCCCGGCGGGAGTATTGATCGGGACATAAGTCTCCTGATCGTCAACATCGCGAAGACGCACATCTCGTTCCGAGTCGTAGACCTCGGGGATCATCTCCATGATGACCTTCCCCGAGTACTGGATCGCTTTTTTGAGGTTGTCTGCAAAGACGAAGGTCGAGATGTCTCCGGGTTTCTGCTTGTTGGTGACTGCCGCGCCGGTGCGCTCCGGGGAGTCCGCGCCCACATCGATCTTATGCATACCGATGGTTTGCTCGATGTTCATCTGCGCGGATTGGATTTGCGTGAAGATCGCTACCGGGGGATCTCCTGCGTGTTGCCTCATCGGGACAGGAACTCCCTCGACATGGTTGTACATAAGCACCGGGTAGTTCTCGACGTTGGCGTTTGCAAAGTCGTTCTCGTATCCTTCAAACTGCCGTGCAGTCCCGATCCACGGTGCTTTCGGTGCGAGCGCAACGACCTCGGCCCCTGCGGTTGTCCAGAAGTTGAACAGCCGCTGCGAGTCCTTGCCCTGTCGGATCAGTCCCTCGATAAACGGTTTGCCCTCGATGTTGACCTTGCGTCCTTCCACGAGGACAATCGGGATGTAGCAACCGGGAAAGTCTTTGCCTGCCTGCTTGTTGTCCTCGCCGCCTTCCAGTATTTCCAGCGCACTGATCTTGAACCACTTGATCTTGTACCTCTCGTTGTTTCGCCGGTGCTTGATCTTGGGCCTTTCTCCCAGCGGTTCTGGGGGCGGCATGGGCGGGCCTTGCGGGCCGGGCATCCCCTGCGGGCCTTGCGGGGGGACGGGAGGTGCGCCCGGAGGGGGGGGCGCACCTCCCGCTGGAGAGGGCATCCCCGGTGGCGGGCCGGGGACGCTAGGTGTATTCATCGGCGCACCCTGTACGCCGGGCGGCATTCCTTGCGGCGGCTGTCCCTGGCCTGCCTGCATCTGCGCGACCATCGCGGCCTGCTTCTTCATCTCTGCCGCCATGTCGATCAGCTTTTTCTTTTCTTCCCACTCCTCGATGAGAGTCTTTGCCTGCTCTTCTGTCAGTACCTCGCCCGACTCAAGCTGCACCATTTTTTCCGTATGCTTCTCGCGGACGAAATACTCGGCAACGGTAATCGTGTCCTTGTCGTACCATCCTTCCCATGTCGTGCCGCTGCCGATCTTGAGCATATCGCCGGGGACTTGTGCGTCCGGGTACTCGTCTTCAAATTCGCCTCGCGGCATTTTCTGGATGATGAACCCGAATTCTTTTTCCAGCAGCGGCTTGCTCGGGTCGAGGTAGCAGAGGAACGGGTTTTCCAGTTCCTTGAGGTATATCTCTTCGCACCAAGGGTCTTCGACGCAATACCGGGTGAGGATTCTCCACGCGCCCAGACCGCAGCGCACCTCCATATCGCCTGCGATGTCGTAGATCGTTTCCGCGCCCGAGAGGTACTCGATGTTATTGATGATGCCTTCGCGGATTCTGGCGAGATGCACATCGGCCTTGCTGTCCACCGGCTTGACTTTCACTCGGGGACGGTTCTCCCTCATGTCCCCGGTGACCTGATTGATGTATTTCGGCAGGACGTTGATCGTCAAGCTGGGCCTGCCCCGCTGGGATCGCCGGGCCTTCTCGGCGTTGTCCCAGTGTTCCAAGCCGATGGAGAATTTCAAGTCCTCGATCATTGCAGTGCGGTTATGATCCTCGGCATCGACGCACCTCTTGAGCCGTTTCTTCGCGAGTTCCAGAAATTCTTCAAGCGTGTACTCGGAGGACTTCTTGCTCATTTCTTAACCCCACATACCGGGAGACACCCGTATCTTGTCCATCAGTTTCTCGACGCTGTTGCGCTTGTGCCTGCGCTCCAGCGGCCTTGCCACATCCGCGCCGCTCAGAACGAGATACCTCATGCAGTCCATCAGGTGGTCGTTCTCGGGAACGACCTTTCCGTTCTTGTCGCGCCGGTAGAGTCGGAACTCCTCCAACCAGCGGATGCAGGACTTCGCGACTTTGAGCCGCCCGGTGACCATTCGCTTATAGACCGCGAACAGCCCGCCCTCCACCATATTCTTAGATTTCTCCAGATGCAGGCCGAGGTCTTGGTACTCGACCATCAACTGCGAGCCGTCACGCTGCCCGCGCCCCATCGCGGCGGGATCGCAGACCCCGTTGACATCCCCGCGATCCTTGATGGCCTGCGCGTGTACCGGGGGTTCTGCCTGCCCGCGCTTGTACTCCCCCCAGATGTAGAGAATATCGTTCTCGCGATCCCACGCGCCCCAAAGCGCAGCCGTTGCGTTCCAACCCACATCGAACCCGTATGCGACAGGAAAATGCTCGGGTATCTCGATGTCGGTGATCAGGATATCGTCCTCGCTCACCGGGTAAATCTTCCCGCTGCCGAGTTGCGGGATGCCCTTGCTCCGCGCATCCCGCTCGTGAGGAGGGTAACTCTCGAGTATTTCCCGCTTGGCCTCCTCGGTCAGGTGCGGCGCATCGTCCCAGCTTGCCTGTATGCAAAACCTTATCCCCTCGCCCTCCTCGGGAACCCGGCCCCCCGGCATAAACTGCAAGACGGTGTCGGATATCCCCTGCAAGGGTGTGAAGACGAGCAAGACCATACCTCCAGTGTTAATCGTCCTCGTGAGGCACTCGGTGTAAATATCCAGCGGACACTCCTCATCCAGCGCGATAACGTCCTGCTTATCCCCTTCAAACGCCTTCCTCCCCTGCTCATATGATTTGAGTACCAATCGACTCGTGCCGTCATGCCGGCCCTTGGTGTAGTGCTTCACGAGTATCGTTTCCACCGTGTCAGGCACGTTCCCCGCCTTCTTCTTCGTGTCCACAATCTCATCGCCCGGTATCATCCCCGTCCCCATCTCCTCCGCAGGCCCGAGCAACTTGAACTGCAAAATGTCCCGAACCGTCTGGCTCGTTGTCCCAGCACACCATGCCTTGATCGGTTGCTTGAACCGTCTGCCCTCCCACCATTCCGGGTACTGACCCGTCAGGTGCAAAGTCAACTCGTATAACTCAACCCCCTCCGTCTTCCCAATCTGGTTCGCCGCCAGCATCGCCCGCTCACGGTACTTCTTCCCCGCAGCAAAAAACCGCATATGCTTGACGTACAACTCCCGACGAAGAGGACCATCAGCCGGGTAGTATCCCCTGATCTTGCGCCGACTCTCCCGCTTCTTCTTCAACTCAAGAAGTTTCAGCAGAGTTTCACTCTCCTGCGCCGTCAGTGCCATCTACAACCACCCCGCCCAAAAAAACACCGTAATGATTAGTGTACCAATGATCAGCGTTGCAATATACGTTCCTACGCCCATCTCTCATTCACCTCCTCCAACGAAATCAACTCCAGACCAAATCGCAACGCCAGCACCTTCCGCTCCTCGTGCGTCAAGAAAGTGCCTTTTACGGAATCCGGTGAACTTGCTACAGGTACACCACCCACTAACGACGAACCCGGCGCGGGCGGGCCTCCGGGGGTCTGGACGGTGCAGGGTTCGCACTGGGGGGTGCGATTTCCGCACGGGGAGAGATCGAGATCGTTCAGATATCGCACACACTCATCGAGGNTGTCGAACCCCAGTTCCTTGGCTCGTGCGAGCATCTCGTCATAAAGCCTATTCCCCACCCGACCCCCTGTTTTCATGCCTCAACCTCCACCGGCATGGGTCAAAAGGCCCATTTGTCTGATAAGGACTGTTATGTAAACTTCATNTTTAGCTGATTTGTTAATGATATCAAGGTGGTGAGNATTTGAGAGGGTGTGGAGGTCGTGAAAATGTAAGGTGGAGGGCATCACTTCGCAGCCTCCTGCATCTTATCCAGCAGCATCTTGATTCGCCCCTCCACTTCACGGTCATCCAGTTTCTCTGTCACCTCCAGGGTCATTGTTTCCCGGTAACCAAATTTGCACTTGAGCAGGAAGATCGACATGATCGGGTTGAACTTTCCTGTCTGCCCGCCGACCACACAATCCCGCTCGACTGCCAGTTCAGCCTTTTTTATCATGTCACCGTAGTCTGGCCTTTCTCGATATTCACTCCAACCCTCTCTGGATAGGCCAAGGTGGTCTTGCATACCGCAGATGGTGTAAGGCTCTCGAATGGACTCGATGACGTTGCCTTGTTTATCGTAGATGGTTTTAACGCGATTGAGATCGCAGGCAGCAAAGTAGTCGTTGAGGGCGTCTGCGAAAGATTCGGGAGTTGGGTAGAGTCTGGGTCTACCGATCTTTCGGGGTGGAATGTGGTCAGGAGTTTGAGAGGCGGGAGCAGCAGGAGGATTTTGAGCGGTTGCTGTTGAGTTGTCCATCATGCTGCTCCCCCGGTTGAATGATGAATCGTCCGGGGGAGAGCATGACAGTCGCGTTTAAATGCGTCAAGCGAAATCTGCAATAGGAGACACGGGGTATGAGGTGAAAGTGTCTCTGGGTTAATTCTAGCTCATTCTGTGACCTATTCCAACTAGGATCTCGGTTAGCGGTTTACGTTCAAGGCAATGGATGCACTTTCCTGAGTCGAGATCGAAGTCCTGCTTGAGTACTTCGCGTTTGCAGGACAGACAGATAACGTAGGGACTAATTTTCTCGACGGGATTTTTGCCGACAGTCTGGAACTCGTCCTTCCACCTTTCTGCCCTGATCCATGAAGCTGGGTACGGGATGAAGTTTCCATCGTCTTTCATCCATTGGTCTGATTTTTTCTGTAGCCTTAATGCAGAGAGTAATTCATCGATAGCAGGCAGGATAGCAGAGTTCCATGCTTTGATGGCATCTGCCTTGTTGAGCTTCCGGGGATACTCTTCCCAGAATTGGTCAAATTCTTGAGAGAGTGCGAGCGCATGATTTCTCTTCTCTCTCTTCTTCTTCTTCTTCTTCTCTTCTACTTCTTCTTCTATAGCTGTAGGTGCCTCTGTAGGTAGCGACTCACTCACCTCTGTAGGCATCTCTGTAGATACCTCTGTAGGTGACTCTGTAGTGCGTTTTGTCCAGTTGCTTGCTAATCCAATGAATTTTGGAATCCGCACCCAGATGCCGACACCAGTTGATTCATGTCCTTCTCGTATGACAAATCTCTCGGTAGAAGACCAGTACGCTAGCGATACCCCTAGCGATTGGCGTGTACGACCAAGGGTATGACATAGGTAATGCCATGAGAAGAACACCTCATCGTCATCATTTCGGTGGTTATACTCCATCCCATACAACTCCAAGATTTCCCAAAAAATTGAAGTACCCCTGTCACCGATCCGATGCCGGCATTCCACAAAGTCTGGATCTCTATGACTGCCTGTAGAATGCTTAAACCATTGCATAAGAAATTACCTCCCTCACCCGTCAGTCATCGAGCCGGGAATCGATTTCATCCAGCATCGCTATCACATCGTCTACCGAGTAGGCGCAGAATCCGATACCCCCAGCAGCTTTCACATTGTCGAGAAATCCCTGCTGGCTCGGTGACGGGCCGCGCCCGCCCGGACGCTTGATCTCAATCGCGAGAAAACGACCTCTGTAGATCCCCAGGATGTCCGCAATGCCGACTGCGCCCATCGGCCCGCCCCAATGCTTGAAATGCCAGATGTGGCGCATCGTGAGATACTGCCTGATCCCTCTCGTGATGTCTGCCTCGCATACCTTCTGCTTCATGTCTTCCTCCTCGCCGGGCAAACACCCTCCATCCGCTGGCAGTACATCGTCCGCAGCCTGTAGCGAGCATCTAAGTACTCCACTCGGTTGCCAGCACCCTGTATCTGCTGCTTCGATGAATAGCTGCACCCTTGGCAGTTACCGGCCTGCATCGCCTCTTCAAGCCTGCGGGCCGCAGACAGACGCTCCAACCTCGCCTGCTCACTACGATCCCAGAGTCCCATCACTCCAACCCCCCTTCCGAGGTGTCCCGCCCCTCCTGCACCCCGGAAGATCTCCGCTGCGGGTTGCGCCTTACATGATACTTCCCGGTGTCCCAGATCACGATGAGTGTCCACTTCCAGACTTTCAGCTTCAACATTGTTTTTTTCTCCTTGGTCTTTATTCGTTTGTGTCCCAATGATCTCCACAACAACGCCAGCATCCCGCCCAGCCACATCAGATGTACGACGAGGCTCTTCATCCCGCTCCACCTCCTTGGTGTGCAGCACATATTCCCACAACGATCCGCGGATCTGAACAGCCTCAATATTGTAGCCCAGATCCCGCAAATCATCGATGCGGGCCTTGTAGTTCAAGATGTTCATGCCATGGGCCATGTCAATATTTCGCAGCGGCCCCTCCCGAAGCCTCTCCAATATGCGCGTCAGTTGAGTCACTCTTGCACCTCTTTATTCTCCTTGGAGTTCTCTTTTTAACCGTTGCATGAAAGCCTTGTCAGCAATATCCCATCGTTTATCGAAGATTGATTTCTCTATCGTCGCTATCGCCCGCTGAATCCTGGCGCGGAGGCTGGCTAGGTTTCATATTCATGATTTTCTCTCGTTCAGGTTCCAAAGGAACATTGCAAGGTTTGCAGTATCAACCGCTTCATCTTCTCCATCGGCAAGTTCTTCAGCGTGATGCAGCATTGAATCCCGCAAGTATTGTTCTTCTCCCGGATCGTCCCACCCTTTTAATCCCTGCGCTCTTTTCTTGCGGAGCTTACGTTTCATTTCTTTAGCGAAAGCATCCACGCATTCCATGAGTCTGTCAGCCATTCTCTCCCTCCTATTGTGGGGGCTATTCCCCCTTCAGGATTTGCTTGAGTGTGGTTATAAACTCGCATTGCCAGCAGTTTTCGTAAGCACCGGGTTCGTGTGGATCAGGAGGGGTATTCTCATCTATATACTCTATCACCCTCTCAATCCTGCCGTTGGCCTCGTTATATGATTGTCTCCACTCTAAAACCATATTTACGAGCCTTTCCTTCCCGGCATCTTGAAACTGCTCCAACTCCTTCACCCTCTCTGTGAGCCGGGCGATCTCGGCGTCTTTGGTCTTTATTTCATCTGGGTAATTCAATGGCCCAACAATAAAAGGTTCTGCTGTATTACTCATCATTTTCATTCTCCTTGTTACTCCTCCTTCTTCAAAGATTTCAGTACCGATTCAACGTCCATCTGCATGGCCGTGATCGTCATGACCATCGTCGTGTTTCTTGCGGCTAGCAGATCGACCGTCCTAAGCTGGGCCGCGACGTTTCTCATCACCAACTCCATGTCCGCGCACTTGCGCTTTTCTTCTTGCAGACGGTCGTTGAGAGTCTTGATCTGGCTCTCCATCGTAGGTTTCTTTTTACTCATTTCATTCCCCCTCAATTGTCTCATCTTACTTACCCCCTATTTGTCCTGATTATTGTTAAGGATGCGAACCATCAAGATCGCTCCAATCTTCAAATAAGGAGTATAATGCAAAGACTAAAGCCCCAACTCCATAGACAAGCAATACGAAGTGGAAATCAGTCATTTCTTCACCCCCTCCACCTTCACCACCTTGCGCCGCCAGAACTTCGATGCCTTCACCGTCTGGGTGCGTTCTTTCATCTCCTGCCACTTGCCGGTGATGAACCAATTTCCCGCCAGTATTTTTTCCTTGCCCTCGACCATTTTTTTGATCTCGGTATCAACCTCGTCGTACTCCGCAGTGAAAGGTTTCAACTGCTCGAGCCTGTCCAGCAACTCCGCGAGATTGCCCGTGTCGATCTCCACCTCCTTGCCAACGTGATCGGGCAGGCAGATGTGCAGATAGGCGCAGGAGTCGCACCAGAAGTCTTCCTCGATGCCTACAGGCAGCGTCCCGGCGGCGATGTGGGCATTCACCTCCTCGGCCCGCTTGAGTGTCTCCTCGCCCAGTTCGTAATCCAAGTCCATCCAGATTTCCTTCATCTGCCCGTTCACCTTGTTTTTGAACAGCAGCAGGCCGCGAGGCGCGTTGCTCATCAATAAGTAGAGGTTTAACTGGGTAGGGTACTTCCGAAGGTAGGCATACTTTCCTCGGGTGAGTCCAGAAATGCCCTCCAGACTCGCATAAACAAACGGAGAGCAACTTTTGATCTCTAGGGGGTATATTGCCCCGTCCTCCCCCATGACCTTTGCGTCGATGCTGCCGGTGATCTGGTACTCGGGCCAAGAGAACGGGCGTTGCTGCTCGATCACCTTCACCCCGGCATCGTCTAGGTCGCGCAGCACGATCCGCTCGATCTCGTTGCCCATGTCGAAGACCAACTGTAGTCCGACATCGGGCAGGCTCTTCTCCTGCCAGCGGGTGCGGTTCAGAACGTGATACCGCACACAAGGCACTCCCAGTTCGCTCGCCCGGTTGGTGTGTACCGGGTACTGCTTAATCTTCTTTTCCTTCTGCGCCAGTATCTGCTCGATGAACATTGCCTGCCCTCCTGTTCAGTTTCGCGAGTGAGTCGATTGCGTAGATCGTTACCCCGATACCGTCGATGTTGCCCCAGTAGGGCCGCGCCTGCGCCGCCTCGATGTAGCCGATCAAGCACCGGCGGCGCTTCTCCCNGTACTCGTTGGTTTTCGTGTATGCCGTCCTGTCAGCGTTCTCGCGCAGATGACAGCACCCAAGGTTGTCGATGAATTCCTTCTCGTCAGCCGTTGACCAAGATCTTGACCAATCGCCCATGATTCTACCCTCCTTCAAAAAGGCATTGCGTTCCAGAGGAACGTCAGTACTGTCCACCCGATCTTCAAGCAGAAGATCATCCAGACTATGATCCCCACTCCTCCGATGATGTTCCCTATCGTCCGCATGGTCATCCTCCTGTATTCTCCGTTCCCAATCCCTGTCGTGTTCGTAGTCGATTGCGTACCAACTCATCACTTACCCTCCCGCTTCTTGAGCCAGAGATCCGCAACGTCGGTGGTCAGCTTCTCCAGCATCCGCAACTTGCCGTCGATCACGGCGATATCCAGCAGATGCCGGGTCTGCGGCAGCGGCCCGCTCGCCTTCTCGATCTTGTGCTTCTCGATGTGCTGGACATCGAGGTACTTCGCGATGCGCCTGCTGATGTCGATCATCGCGGCGTTGTACCCCTGCTCATAGGGTGTGGGTTGCTTTACGCCGCAGATGTCTTTCGCCAGTTTCACCATGTAGGGATCGTCTGTCATTGCTCGCCCTCCTTCGCGCACTCGTGCGCCTTGATCCATTGCCGCACGGCATTCGCCGCCTGCCGCTCGTCATCCATCTCCACGCGCAGCCGCGCCCCACAGTTGCTGCACTGCGCCGCGCGTTCCATCTTGCTCACTGTTTCCAAGATCGCCATGTCACCCCCTCCTGTAATCTTTCTTGAGGTTGAGGTATGTCGCTCGGGGACGGGCGCAGCGGATGTTCTCGTTGAAACCCATCGTATACTTGACCGTTGTCCCCGGACGATAGCCGCTGATCCTTCGCAGGCGCTTCGCTACCTTGCCACTCATCTCACCCCTCCTGCCCCGGATCGCGCCCGTTCTCTGGCGGGATCTCCACGATCACGAGCGACTCGATAGTGTTGCCGTACTGGTCTTTTTTGAATACGATGTCTACCGGCAACTTCTTGAACTTGGCCTGCTGCGCGGTTTTCGCGATAGTCTCGGAAAAAGTTTTGTACTCACCCTGATCGGTGTGGATCGTGTACAGGGTGTACGCCTCGCCGTTTTTCTTCTTGCCTTGGAACTGGCGCACATCGGTCACCGACACCATGACCTTGCTTGCGTCAGTTGATGCGATCTTCTCCTTGGCCTTTCCCTTCTCCTTGTACTCGACGCTGGACATACCGTCCTTGCTGATCTGGGCGAACTCCGCGAGGTCTTCATAGGTGAGGTTGCGGATGCCGAGGATCATCGTGATCCCGTTGCCGATGCAGTTGGTGAATGCGGACTTCTTCACATCGCCGCGATCAATCTCGCTGGGCGGCAACTCCACTCGCTCTGCGCCGCTGCCTTTGTACTTCTTAAAAAAACCATCCTTGCTCGTCCTGCTGCCGATGGCCTCGATGGTCGCACCGGCGAGAGCAAACGTGCCTTTGTAGGTGTAGGTGAAGTGACCGTCCCCGTGATCGGTGAACTCGGGTGCGCTGATCCTCCACGAGATCCCAAACATCCGGGCGATCTTCTGCGCTCCAGACGCTTGCAGATAGGGCTTGCCCTGCTGGTCGATCCAATCGCGGGCGTTGGTCAGCTTCAGAGCGACACGCTTGATCTTGGTCATCGCATCGATGCGCTTCTCTGCCTGCTCCGCAAGTTGGATGAGGGTGCTGTCCGAGATCGGGGTGAGTGGTTGAACTTCCTTGACCTCTACTACGCTGCCGCTGGCGATGATGCCCTGGTCTTCCATGATGAAACCTCCTTAAAAGTGCCTGCCTATTATGTTATCATACATCGATCCGAGCGATTGCGCTGCTGCGCCGCCCATTGCCCGTAGGTACTCTGCTGCCGGCGTAGGGAGGACACTCCCCGTCGCAACCGGCCCGCTGGGCGCATCGCACCACTTCCGCTGCGCCTTGTCTGGATCTTTCATGTAATCGGTGAATGCCTCTGCCATCTGCATCTTATCGGTGAAGACGAGCGTCTGGCATCCCACCGTGCAGATGAATCCATTGTTTACCCGCTTGATACTGATGTCGTGATCCATTCTTTTTTCCTCCCGGTGTTTTTGTG